CGGCAATCGCTGCAACTGAAAGAGCGGCTCCAAGTTTACTTGCAACCGCTCCTTTAAAAGTGGTTCCAAATCTTTCACCTAATCCCTGAGCGCGTTTGATCCCCATCTCAAATTGAGTGGAATCAATCCCAAGCTTTACCAACATCGAGAGAATACCCATATCAGTTATCTTGTTGGTTTTGCCAAATGGCCTCGCTTTGGTCGTCCCACAACTGAACTTGCCCCATCATCTCTGCGTGAGCTAGAATCAGCCTTTCTGCGTCACCAAGAGGCATCCTGACTGCATCGTCTGGTCCAATCCCGATATTCAGACAACCTACAAGCACTCGCTCGGTCCACGGCATTGCGGGACGCTTTGATTTGCTTCCAGCCTCCATCAGCACCTCGGGAGCGGTTGATTGCTCCTTAAGCCACAACTGGAACTTGTCGGACTCAACCATCAGATTCATCCGCTTGATCCGCTTCGACCACAACCAGAGAAACAAATCCCTCCAGACTGATTTGATTGATCTAATAGACTCCAGAGGAGGCTGTGAGCAAACAAGCACAGCCTCCGCTAGATCATTGGAGTTAATCTCACCACCTAACACATAAGGAGACCGCAGTCTTTGCAACAATATCGCATGACCCACGGTATATGGGACAAGTCGAACCCCAAGCACCACTGGTGCTGGAGGTCCGCTTTCTGCGAGTATTCTTGCAAGTTCTGACACGATTACAGAGTGATCGCTGCGGTAGATCCGGTGATACCAGCGTATTTCACGCAAGGGAGACTGAGCATAGCCTTTCCAGACTGCGTAAACTTAAGGCTTCCACCTCCAATGTAAATCCAATCGCCATTAATAGAGTCGCTTCCTGTAGGGGGACTTCCCGCAGTGAAGGCTGCTCCGATAGATATTGAATCTGCCAACGTGACATTTACCCGTCCGTTGCCATTGGGAATTATTGCAGCAAGTTTAGCAGCAGTGGCATCAACTCCACTTGGAATAATGTTAAAAGTAGCAGACAAGCGATCCCCCGCACTTACATTGGCAACCACTTCGCCAGATGAATTTTTTACCTGTTCGGTGTCGCATTCATGCGTAATGTCCATGCTCTCAAGAGTCGCAATTCCAGCGACCAAAGGGAGAAGATTTGCGGAATCGTAGACTTTGATGGTAGCTTTAGTCCCGTAGACTAGACCTAGACCTTTTGATGTTGCCATGTTTGGGTTTTATTGTTCGTTTGCTGCTGCGAAAATTGTCATGGATCGCGAAAAAGTTCTAGCTCTTTCGCTGATGTCGTTGATCCCAAAGTCAACTGGAACCGCGAATTGCGCGTTGAAGCCTCCCGAGGGATCGGTGTCGAGCGCGTCTAACTCAGCAATGTTCCCGTCAACGTAGAGGTATTGCAGGAGATTCTCAAAGATTTGAACAACCGCCAGAGCTTGAGCCTCCGAGGTATCGTCTGCGGACAACTGGAGCGTAGCGGTTATGTCTATCTCACAAGTGCGGTCTATCGGATGAACTGGAGTCGCGGTCGATGCGCGAACAACAATGCGCGGGAAGCTCGGCATCTGATCCTCTAGATCTTGATCTGCAAACGCACCGTGACCATAGCTAGTGAGACAAGTCGGAGTGCCAATAGGAGACTCTGACCAGTCTTCAGCAGCAAGCCAGTCAACTAGAGCGCGTTCTGTTCGTAGTGCTACAGCGTTCATGTAACTGTGATTCCTTTGGATTCAGACCCGTCAAAAGCGGCTTGCAGTGCTGCGGCAATGTGGTTTTCAAGCTCACGGGCTTCATCGTTGTAAGCTTGTTGCATCGCTTTGGCGTAGATTCCTTCGACGGTTCCAACTTGATTGTCGGCCAGTCCAATGTTCATTCGGACATAACTCGATGGGTTAAATCCGGCTTTGGCGTTGTACGCATAGGCTGAAGAGCCTTTGTGCATCGCTACATTCTCCTGCGGCAAACCGTATTGATTGGCGAGATTAATTAACGCTTGGTTTCCAGCTACGGACTTAACGCCAGCAGATCCCTTCTTAGCTCGTCGAGTTCCGCCAAACTGTTGGAAGGATGGTGAAAGCTTTTTGATGGCTTTAGTCACGCATGACTTGAGATAACCAACAGAACCAGCAGCGCGTCTGCGAAGTTTTCCCGCAGCGTCACGCATATCTTGACCGTAGAGACCGGGTTTTCCAGCCTTCGCGTTTTTAGCTTGAGCGATCAAGTGGACCACTCGTAGCTGTCGAGATTTACCCACTCGCTTGCCGGTCTTCTTGTCAAAGCGATCCGCTCCAACTGGTCGATTGAAATAATCGAGAATCTTGTTACGAGCCGCTTGTGGCGACTTAGGAGGCAACAAGCAGTACAACCGCAGCATCAAGAAAAACGTGCGAGCGTTGACCGCATCAGCCAGAGACCGCTTGGTCTTGGGCAAGTACTCCTTCCAAGCAGCGTCAAACCTCGACGTATCAACTGTTACGGTTGGAGTCATTTGGTTTTAGAGCCAAGTTCAAGCGCGTAATAAGCTCCAGATCCATCCCTCTTTGCGGACATAATCCGCATCTGGCGACCGTCGTAAGTGAGGAGTCTGCCTACCACCGGAATCATCTTCCCGAAAGTCAGCAGCAATCGGTCAGTGTTCTCTTGCAATAGCAAGCTCCCGCTCTCTTGCAGGAGCCGGTCAGCAGTGGAACCAACGTCACAAGACCAGACTGCAGCGTCAACGGTTACCAATGTTGAGTCAGCTAGTCGCCAATCGGAGAACTTGACGAGAACTCGCGCTTGGACGTTGTCTTGAAACCCACCGGAGATAACCGAGTTAGCGTCAGTGATCGCAGCGGGAAGACAGCGCACCAGCACTCCCTGCCAAAGAAACGACGGGTTTCCCATCGCGCTCTGCAGCACAGACATCCCCAACTGGAGACTGGTTGCGATTAGATTCACGAAGTGAAGTAAGCACCACTGACAATGAGTCGGGAGGTTGCTTGTAGGTGACCAGCAAGACTACTTGCGTCTCCATTCTCAAAATGCGAAAGCTCGCAATAGCTAGTGCCATTGATAGCTCTAGCGATCACAGCGGTCTTGGATTGATTGGTCGCGTTATCAAGCCAGACAGAAAACGCTGCTTCGTACAAAACCGGATCAGGAAGAGTCAATCGAAGGTTGCCGGTAGCACTACCACTAACGGAATTGATCGTCAGATCAACAGTAAACGTGCTGACAAAACCAATAGAAGTATGGCGAGCCGTGTTAGTAGTAAACGCAAACGTGCGACCACCACCGGAATCTGTGAGAGCGGGAGTCCATGTTGTTGGAGAAACCAACGGGAGCGCACTATACAACTCCGTAAAGTTGTCGTTCGCTTTGATCCAACTCCCGCGCAACGTATCACCGTTGTTGTCGTTTGCGGTTGATCCGACATTGATAACTTGTTGTGACATATCAGTCTTTGGGCAATGCGTACCAACCTTCGGGAAGCGTTATGCGGTTACTAGAGCGAACAGAAACGCCGTCTGCTCCTTTGACCCATACGCGAGCTTTAACGCTCTCAGCAAGCCTCACCGGCTCACCGTGAGGCACCATAACCACGCGAGACCCACAGCCGCAACTAGCGATTAGAGTCAGCAATACGATCCAGCAACTTCTTTTTGAGGTCTGGATCTCGTTTTGCGTCTTCAACGGTGGGCGGTGTTTGAACAAAACCAGTCAACCACTTGAGCAGAGCGGTTACGATCTGTTCGATGAAATTCACTCAAGCTTTTTGTCAGCGTCTTTGGCAGCGATCAAACCAAAGCCAATGGTCACAGCAGCAATAGTCGCAGCGAGATCAATGTTGGTCGTAGGGTCACCATCAAACAATGCTTTGAGCGCACCACCAACAGCGACAAGTATTGCGCCAACGCCAGCGAGAGTTGTTTTCCAGTTCATTTTTTGAAGGTTTTGTACAGACCGATTGATGCTGCAATAAAGGCTAAAACAGCGGCTCCAAGTTGGAACCACTGAGTTAGTTGAGGAATAAAAGAAACCGCACCAGCAGCGGCAGCGGTCGCTAGAGAGATACCAACTCCGCTGCTGTTGTTAGTGTCGGTTTGCATTACTCAGTAGGCTGTACGGCTTCAACCACCGGATTCGCCAGCTTGTAAGCCTCCACAACCGCCGGAGTCCACAGCGCGTTGGCGATATTCACAACCTCAACCGGCTGACCTTCTAGCGAGTCACCGGGATTCAATGTGTACTGCGAGGTAATCTCAGAACCCACAATCGAACCGCTGTTGTCGTAATCAACGCCGGTCGTCACGAACAGCGAGTTGTTCTGGTTTACCTGCACTGCGACAATGTTGACTGGTACGATCATTGGATGGTGGGGCTAGTGGTTTGGCTTGCGGCGTAGGCTGCGACAGCGGCAGGAGTCCAGACGGCGTTTGCAATCGCTACAACTTGCTCGGGCTGACCCGTAAGGTCGGAGCCGGGAGCGAGACAGTAGCGGCGGAAGGTGGAAGCCTTCACGGCTTCTCCATCGACGATCTGGTCCGCAAGACGGACCTGAAGGACGGTTGAAGGAAGAACCTCGCAGAGCGAGAAAATGGTGCGTTCTGTTAGCATAGGATTAGACAGAATAGGTCATTGAAACGGTTATTGATCCAGCAGTATCAATCGGAACATCAATAAGTGAACCTCCGGTTGCATATTGTAACAAGAAAATTAAAGCAGTAGAAGGGTAATTGTAAGCTGTAGCAACGTAACCAGCGGTCAACGCAATGTTGCTTAAAACGCCTATTGATCCAGAAGCTTGGGATGTTGAATTTGAAGTAAAAGGAAGACCACCAATTCTCATGTTTCCTGTTCCGGTGTGAGCTGACCAAGTGACAGTAATATCAACCGTAACAAGACGCCCAACCTTAGTGTATCGTCCTACCTGCTCGGAATAAACACCAATTCCTGCTGTAGTAGATCCAACGATTGTCGAAGTAAACGTCCCCTCCTCGTAATCGTTCAGTAGCTCGGAGGTTCCGGTTCCAGCAGTCGCGGAGAAGTCGATGCCTTTGCCGGACGTACCCATCACTACGTTGCCGAGAGGAACATTGACGTTGTTGGAAGCATCAAGCTGCAATCCAATGCCACCACCCGACGATCCAAACGAAATGGTGCTTGCTCGGCATCCAAATGGAACCAAGGTATTACCGGCATCATTCAACGAATCAAACCCTGAGCCTCCAACAACGGTTCCAAAAATAGTATCGGTTGTTCTAACACTGAGTCGAGCATCTGTTTGGCTGGACACAGTTAATACCGAAAGCGGACCTGCGTTGCCAATACCCACTCCCGTCGCATTCACGAACAGCTTACTCGTCCGCACCGTCAGATCGCCGGACAACGTAGCGTTTCCAGTCACACCCAGCGTCGTCCCCACCGTAGCCGCGCCGGTGATGGTGGCGGAGGCGAGGGTGGCGGTGCCGGATGCTCCGAGGATGTTGTTTACGCTGATCTTCTTGGTGGTGCCACTTGCCGCCATCGACGTATCAGATACATCGACCACCGGAAACATATCGTTGACTGGATCAGCAGCAGTCAGTGCCGTTAGTGCTGTAATTTTAGAGTCTGCCATAGGTCAGTTGGATTGGATTGCGAGTTTAAAGAGGTCTTCCTGTTGCAGAAAACCAGCGTCTTCACGCAACAGAGAGTCGAAAGTGCCAAAGGTGATGACGATCTTTCCGGTGCCGTCTTCTTGCAGCACAAAGAACTCGTCCTCTTGCAGAACATCTCGACGCAGCACAGGCGCATCAGTGCCACCGGCTTGACCGGAGAACAGCCGATTGAGTGCTATGCCGAGTGAGATCATTAGCTGCGAGCTAGAAATGCTACGACGCTACCAGACAAGATCTGGAATCCAGTAATATTACCCACCAGCGGTAAGCCAGCAGGGATCGTCTTGGATGTCCAAGTGCCAGAGATCTGGTAGCCAGTGATGGACGTAAACACCGTTGGCTCGGTCGGAATCAAGCCAGCCCAGTTGCCGGTCTGAGCGGCGGTGCTGGTGATGAGCGCGAAGCCTTCGCGACCCATTGAATACTCAGTCGAAATGTCTGCTTGGACGGCCATAAAATTGTTTTTCGGTTAAAGGGGAGGCTGTCAGCGTATCCAACAGCCTCCCCAGTTTTGGTTTGTTAACCCTTACGAATCTTCGGTGCTAAGGCTCCTTGTACCCACAAGATGAGCTTGCCTCCTTCAGGAACAGAAACAGTGTTGAAATTAGTGCGCTGGAGAGTCGCATCAATT